GAGATATGATTAAAGGTGCATACCAACTATCACCAAGTAATGTATGGGATTCTGCCTTGAGGTTTACTGCCGATATGTATATCCCAAAAACACATATGTGTCTTTCATTCACAGGTCCATATAAAACATTAAAATTGAGTAAGGGAGGTGCAATTTTAACTGACGATCATAAGGCAATGTTATGGTTCAAAAGAGCAAGATTTAGTGGGAGAAGAGAATGTTCATATCATGATGATAATTTTGATATGTTAGGGTGGAATTTCTATATGATGCCTGAATTAGCCGCAAGAGGGTTACTTATGATGAGTCAATTTTATAATTTAGATGGTTCTAAAAGACATAATCAAGATTTAGAGTTACCATACCCTGATTTATCAAAATTTAAAATTTATACAAATAACTTATGAGAAACTTACATAATTTAATAATCCGAGACAAATATGATAGTGGTGGTCGTTGTGATGATATTAAAGGAAATTTAATAAAAGACCTAATTATAAAGACTAACGCACAGTTATGTGTTGAAATTGGTGTTTTTAAAGGTGCATCATTAATGTATTTTGCTGAAGCCTTAGAAATAACTAAAGGTAAAGTAATTGGTATTGACCCGTATACAATGGGATCTTTAGTTAATAAAATTCCTGATGAAAATTTAAATACATATTTTTATGATGTATTATTTAAAGATCAAATTATTTTAGATAATCTTTATAGTGGACTAATAAAAATAATTAATGAAAATGAATTAAAAGATATTGTGTTATTAGTTAGAGTTAAGTCCGAAGATTATCACACCAATATAGAAAAAGAATCTGTTGATATTTTACATATTGATGGGAATCACGATGAAGAATATGTAACTAAAGACATTTTATTTTACTTACCTTTAGTTAAAAAAGGTGGTTATATTATTATGGATGATATAACATGGCCAGGTGTGATTAATTCAGTGACAAACCATTTAGAAGATAAATCTGATTTATTGAAAAAATATGAAGATTTTGCGGTATATGTAAAAAAATAAATAAAATGGATAGGTTTTTACAAGCATATGTTGCGCCATCAATAAAGTTTTTTAAAAATGATTTTTTAACTAAATATGGATTAGTTGACTATTACGATCAAAATAAACCTGCAATTTTTTTTGGTGCAATAGAAAGTAGTGATATAATAAACGATCATAAGGGATATAAACTAATAATCCCCTGTACCCCAATTGATTATCCAACAATTAAAGATTATGAAAAAACAATCTTAATGTGTTCGGACAATTTTAAATTACCAATAAATGTAATTAGAAAAAGTTTAACTCCACAAATAAAAAATTACGAATTATTTAAACCAAATCCATTGGGGGATAAAATATATTTTTATAGTGGGTTTAAATCTGGATGGAATTTTAAAACAGATTTTATTACTGAATTACAAAAAAAAATTGATTATGAAATAATAACAACCAAGCATAATAAACTGAATGAATATCACTCAATTGATTATTTAAAAACTAATTATTACGATAAAACTTTTTTGAATCTTAATTTTAGTGATGGTAATGGATTGGCTTCGGTAATAGAATTAGGATTAATGGGAAGAAAAACAATTTTCAATCCAAAAATAGAAAATAACATACAAAGAATTGAATTCCCAAATTTTATAAACTATAATTCAATGGAAGACATAATAAGGATAATTAATGAAGAGAGTAAAAAAATTGGGACAATACAGGACCCTATTGATGCTCACAACATTAAAGATGAATGGTTAAATTTAAATTTTTGGTTATGATAAAAGCACTAATTGGTAATGGTGGGCATGCAAGGGAAGTGATGGGTCAGATGGGTATTAACTTAGTTAGGTTTGTTGATGATCAATATATGGGTAGTGATACGTTACCATTATCTAAATTAGATATTGAAAAATATGAGGTGATGGTCGCTATTTCGGACCCAAAAGATAGGTACGACACAATTCAAAGACTACCTAAGGGAGTAAAATTTTTTGGATTTATACACCCAACCGCATTAATAATGGGTGATGTTGAAATTGGTGAAGGTAGTTTTATTGGAGCAAATTCTATTTTAACAACAAATATTAAAATTGGTAAACACGCAATATTAAATAGGGGTAACCATATTGGGCATGATTGTGTGATTGGAGATTTTTTTAGCGCAATGCCAGGATCAGTAGTGTCGGGAAATGTTAGAATTTATGACCTTGTATACTTGGGGAGTAATTCAACAATTAAAGAAAAGTTATCAATCCATTCTCTAACTACAATAGGTATGAATGGCGCGGTAGTTAAACATATAGAGGAACCTGGAACATATGTAGGTGTCCCTGTAAAAAAAATAAAATAAATGAAAAAAGAATGTGTATGTGGGGCTAACGTATTTTGTGAGTGTCCCCCACCAAAAATAGAACAAGTAAATCACCCTCAACATTACGGGGGAGAAAATAATCCTTATGAGGCAATTAAAGTAATTGACGCTTGGGAATTAGGTTTCTCATTAGGAAATACGATAAAGTATATATCAAGAGCGGGAAAGAAAGATTCAGATAAAGAATTACAAGATCTTAAGAAGGCTTTATGGTACTTAGAACATCATATAGAAACATTAGAAAAAAAATGAAAATAATAGTAACAGGAGGTGCGGGTTTTATAGGTTCCGCTTTTATAAATTACTTATTAGATAACTTTGAATGTGATGTTCTTTGTGTTGATAAACTGACATATGCTGGACGTAAAACGAACATTAAACATAATGTTTCATTCTTACAAAAAGACATTTGTGATGTGACGGCAGATGAATTAGGTGAATTTGATTACATGGTTCACTTTGCGGCTGAGTCTCATGTTGACAATTCAATCACGAACGGACTTCCATTTGTTAAAACAAATGTTGAAGGGACTTTTAACCTTTTAGAGATATCAAGAAATAATAAAAGGTTAAAGAAGTTTATTCATATATCAACCGATGAGGTTTATGGTGATATGGACGAACATTTTTCAAGTAATCATACGGCAACTGAAGACGATAATTTAAAACCTAGTTCATATTATTCCGCAACTAAAACGGCATCTGATATGTTGGTTTTATCTGCCAACAGAACTTATGGTTTACCATATATCATTACAAGAACTTGTAATAACTTTGGTGAACACCAATTTGAAGAAAAGTTCTTACCTACAATTGCTAGATCAATAAAAGAAGGAAAAGAGATTCCTGTATATGGTGATGGTAAACAAGTTAGGGAATGGATGTATGTTTACGATAACGTAAAAGTAATCTGTGATTTAATGTTTGATGATGATATTATTAATACAATATTTAATATCGGTACATCATTTAGGGTAACAAACTTGGACATTATAAATAAAATATCCTATATTTTAACAACGGACGTAAAAATTAAAAACGTTGAGGATCGTTTAGGTCACGATAAAAAATACGGATTAAATTGTTTAAAAATGAGGGATTATTATCTTAAAACCAAAGGTGAGATACCAAAGTTTTTAAATTTATTTGAATACTTAGAAACACAATATAAAAAATAACATGATAGAAACAGGAAAAATTATAAAGGGAGATTGTGTTGAGGTAATGAAAAAATTACCTGAAGGATCTGTTGATTTAATCGTAACATCACCACCTTATGGGGTTGGGATTGAGTATGATGTACACGATGATGATGTTGAATTTGATGAGTATTTGGTATTTGCTAAGAATTGGTTAACCGAAGCGTATAACGTATTGAAGGACGATGGACGTATTGCTCTTAACATTCCTTATGAGATTAACAGACAAAAGAAAGGTGGTCGTATCTTCTTTGTTTCTGAAATGTATCAGATAATGAAGGAAATTGGATTTGGATTCTTTGGTATTGTTGACTTGGAAGAACAATCACCACATAGATCTAAAACTACTGCGTGGGGTTCTTGGATGTCACCGTCAAGTCCTTACATCTATAATCCAAAGGAATGTGTTATTTTAGCTTACAAAAAACATCACATCAAAAAAGTTAAAGGTGAACCACAATGGAAAGGAGTTCCAACTGAAATTGAACAGGAAGATGGAACATTAAAGAAAAAAGTAGTGTATGAGGAAAAAGATAAGAAAGAGTTTATGGAACTTGTGTTTGGTCAGTGGAATTACTTTGCGGATACTAAATCACTCACCAAGGCGACTTTCTCCATGGATATACCAACCAAAGCGATTAAGATATTGTCCTACAAAAACGATGTAATATTGGACCCATTTGCTGGATCAGGAACAACATTAGTAGCTGCTCAAATATTAGAACGTAGATGGTTAGGAATTGAATTAAGTGAAAATTATAAAAAGATTGCTGAGACAAGGATTAATTATTTCAAAGCTTTAGAACAAATAAAAGAACTTCCACTATAATGTGGAAGTTTTAGTTTTTAATTGTATTTATAATAAATTGAATACCATGGAAGACGAATACGACAATATGTTTGGAGATCACAACATATGTGAATTTTAATTTTTTATACCCAAAAAATATTTATAAGTATGAAGAAAAAGTTAATAACAGAATCGGGAATAAGAAACATCAGAGAATTATCTAGAAGATATCCTGAGGCTAAAATATACTTTCACCAAGATTTAGATGGGGTTACCACTGCGTTGGGTATGAAAAATTACTTAGAAGAAAACGGTATAAAAGTGGTTGACGCTGAGATTATCCAATATGGTGATAAGGAATTTGCGATTAAGAAATTAGATGCCGAAGGTGATGTTATGCCAGTGTTAGTTGACTTTGCTCATGGTAAACCAATGTTTGTTATTCACACGGATCACCACGACACACAAGCTGGTGTTGAACAAGGTACCGCAACTAATTTTAAATCTTCAAGGTCAAATGTTGAAACAATATCTCAAACCGTATCTCCAAGAGACATTTTCCCAACAGATGATATTACTTTGATTTCAACTGTAGATTCTGCAAACTATGCTCAACATGATATTAGTCCTGAAGAAGTAATGAACTATTTGTTTAAGGTTGATAAAGATCAAACCTTACAAAGAAACAAAATGGTAATGGGTATGGTAACTAATAAGTTATTGTTGGCATTCAAAAACAAACCAGGGTTCTTGGAAAATATTGTAATGAATGCGAATCCATCTTTATTAAGTATATTATTAAACATCAGATCTCAGATAAAAGAAAAGAACTATGCGGATGTTGAATCTTTGGAAAAAAACAAAGAGAACTATGTTCAAACAATGAAGACACATAAGAATGTTAACGTTGATGATAATGTTATTGTTCAGTATGGTGGTGGTAGTATGATGAAACCAGGATCCTACGATAGATATACACCATTCAGAAATAATCCTGAGGC